GGGGTTACCTCGATCTTCGGCGCTACAACCGCGATGAACTCAGGCATGGTCTGCGCCGCCGTCACAGCAGCAATCTTCTGATCACACTCGGCCAGAATCGCAGCACGCTTGGCCGCTACATCTGCCGGGATGTCCACCCCGCGCTCCATCTTGCGGATCACCATCCAGTCCGTCTGAGACAGGGCAGAACCCGCAACAGCCTTGAACTGGGCAATCCACTGAGACTTCAAGCCCAGAGTAGTGACAGGTTCCGTTGCGCCTTCGGGCGTCTGCGTCACATCTTCCAGAGCCTTGGGCGTGTTGATGAACTCGCGGGTCACCACCGTCGGGCCAACCACATACTTGTCGAAGGTGACCCAGTAGAACCGCTCATCTTCCCTGTGGCCATCGACCACTTCCCGCGCACCGTGGGCCATCGCGTTCAACGGCGTAGGGTTGTCAGGGAACAGAGCCGTCAGCGGCCCGATCTGGGAAATCTCGTTGTTCTGAGTAATCAGTGCGTACATGGTTGCTCCTTAGCGTGCGAGGGCGTACTTGAATGGGGATTCGGCGAAGGCGGCATAGATGAAATCTCCAGAAATAAGCACGGAACTACTAGCCCGCAACTTAAACCCGTTTGATAAGAAATCAATGTTGACGCTTGCCGCTGTTGCTTCCGCGCTAGAAAGGTTGGGATACAAAATAGAATTCAAAGCATTGTATGTATTTCTCTTTGCATCCCAAACAATCCAATCTCCGGTTGTATCCGTGCGCTTTATGAGCAAATACGCGGGCCGGAATCCCGTGTAGACAAAAGTCCCATCAGTGCTGCCGTTGCCTGTGTAACTGCCGAACGCGCTGTAGCCTGCGACGGGGGCAAAGCAGTAGGCGACGTAGGTTCCAGTATTGAAGTTAATGTCGTAGGAATCCCCCGCGCTCACAGCCGCATTCAACCAATACACATTAAATGTAGTCGATGTGATGTAGCCAGATGAGGCAAATGTTTGAGCAGTTCCAAATGCCGCGCCGGTTTGATTTAGGCCAGATGATCCACGAGTGAACCAAGAGTAAGTTGGAGAACTATTTGTACCACCATCTCGCGTAGCGACCCACCAAAAGCCGGTGTTATCCCTGCGCTTGATGATAATCATGCTCGGCACAACGCCAAGGCCGTGACCAACTGTTCCGTTTGACGCTGTGCTAGTACCGTTGCCGGTGTAAGTCACCACGCTGAACCCACTGGTCGTATTGGCACTTACGGTGCTCGTTATGAAGCCTGCGGTGTTGCTTGAGCCTGATCCATTCGCGGCCCAAATCCAATCAACAACGGTAACGCCCGTTCCCCAATCGCTGCTTCCGGTCGTGAACGAACTGCTATTGAACCCGGTGAACCAAGTGGCGTCGGTTGCCTCGGCATCTGTCGTGTTGCTTCTCAGGTTCTTAGAGATGCCACGAACAGAGTCAACCAAGTAGTTGGCTGATGCTTGGTTCCTCGGCTTGTCCCACAGCAGAGCGCCGTTCGACATATTCACCGTGGTGTTGTAGGTGCCGCCCGATGAGCCGCCACCATTGCGAAGCACCACATCGAAATACTTGTTGGCCTGCGTAGCAGTCGTCGCACCAATAGTAGGAGTCGGCAGGTTCTGCGTGCAGAGTGCCTTGAAGCCGCTGGGCGCGGTGTAGGCGAAGGGGCGTTGGCCGAAGTTGACTTCAAAAGTGCATGAACCAGCGTTGTCGTTGTCACATACTGCAATCATGGCGGGGATGCCGGAAATGCCAGAAATGTTTAGACTGCCCGTCCCTGCGGCTGGATCGCCAGAGTTTTGCCAAACTCCGTTTTTGGAAAAATAAAGTTTGTTGGTGTCTCTGTCAACAGCAATGCCAATTGTGTCGCCAGTACCAAACGCACTGCCATAAGCAGGGTAAGAGCTGTTGTTTCCTGACGAACCGTTCCATCCGTTATAAGACCAAGAATCACTATCTTGACCGAGAATTTTATTTGTAGTGGTGGCTCTTACTGCAATGCCAACTTGGGCATAGCCGCTATCTGCTGTAATTTTAAATTCTGCGTAAAACTTGCCAGCAGAAGTCCAGATTGTGTTCCCCATGTAGCGGAAATTACCGATCTCCGTTACAACTTTTAAATTTCCGTCAGACAACGTGCTGTTTAAAGCGCCAGTGTCCAATGGGTTCATGGTCGAGTAATTCCCCCGCACTTCCCCACCCGCCCCCGTGTCCACTCCATACGGCGTCGGCGTATCCACCAGCGAGTCGTTACCCGCACCGGCAGAGACGCTGAAGTTGTTTGGCGTCCAGTTGTTGCCGTTGCCGCTGTAGTCCTTGCCAAGCGTTGCAGCAGTCGTGTTGCTGTTGTCGCTGAAGTTCAGATAGAAGCCGTTGGTGCCGTAGGCTCCTGAGTAGGGCTTGGGTTCCCACGCACCCGTATCTGCGTTGGGCTGACCGAAAACAGAGGCTTGGAGGGCTTGACCGTCGATGAAGTTCACCTCGGTCATGTAGCCGTCAAATAGTTCACTAGAATAAGCCGCAGTCGGACCCAAAATATGTTGATTGGTGCTGTTGACCACGCCATTGGTATTTTGCGGAACAGTTCCGGTCATTGTTCCGGCTTGCTGAACGCCATTTACATACAACGCAAGCCTATTTGATGACGAGGGTTGAGTTGTATCGTGTACGGCCACAATGTGATACCACGCAGACGGATCACGAAAAACAGCGGAAGTATCAAAATACTGCGATGCTGCCGTGCTGTTGTCGTATGTGTAAATACGCAAAACATCGGTAGACAAAAATCGGATCAGGGTCAAATTTGACGAACTTGTTCCTGAACTAAACAAATACGAATTGATACCCAATTTGCCGCGCTTAATCCATCCACTCCAAGTCCAAGTTTTTTGGTTGGATGCTGATGCGGGTGTGCGAGTTAGCGTTGCCGAATCAGCAGAGTTAAACCGCAGCGAGCGGCTGACTTGGAAGGTTGTCGAGAGTTGAGTCGGCGCAGCCGGAGCCAAAGTGCCCGACTGGGTGAATGTGTGGACGACATTGCCGTTGTAGTAGTTCACCACCCCGCCAGTAAACCACTGGGTAGAGCCAGGGTAAGAGACGATGACGATGCCTGAGCCGCCTGCGCCTGATGCGCTACCGTTTCCACTAGCAGTTAATCCTGCACCTCCGCCACCTCCGCCTGTGTTTACGGCCCCGGCAACCCCGTTGTTAGTAGCCAAGTTTCCACCTGCGCCACCACCACCGGCGCCGCCCGCTCCCGCAGCCTCGCCGTTATAAGCAGAACCTCCACCACCACCCGCATAAGTAATACGAGAACCAGAAATATCAGAGGCTATTCCTGCTCCGCCATTTCCGCCATTATTGGCGGTTGCAGTAAGGCCAATAGTACCTGCTCCACCGCCACCCCCGCCGGGATAGCCGTTTGCTAAATATACGCTCGCTCCACCTGCGTTGCCTTGACCTGCCGTTCCCTGTCCGCCTGAAGAGGCTGTTGCTTGTCTGCCCCCGCCGCCGCCTGAACCGCCGGCTAAACCAATAGAAACCGTAGTGTTGGTCGATCCACCGCCACCGCCACCGCCAGAGGCTGCAATTGGTCCAAATACAGAGTTCGACCCCGTGGTCCCTACAACACTGGAGTTAGCAGATGTTGCCGCTCCTCCACCACCTACTGTTACGGTGTAAGAAGTGCCAGGAGTAATCGGTATATTTCCTTGCAGTAAGCCGCCTGCACCCCCGCCGCCGCCATTACCTAGACCGCTTGAAGCACCACCCCCAGAGCCACCCCCTGCCACGACAAGGTAATTAACCGAAGTCGGAGGCTGACCGGGCCATCCACCTTCTCGGATCGCCAATACTTGCTGCTTGAGGGTGAAAAGTCCGTTAGGCATACGCCACCTTAGAAAGTGATTGAGCCAGAACTCGTGAATACATACACACGGTATGCCCCGGCAATATAGGTCTGCGGAGAGCCTGTAGTTGAAGAAGCGGGTGCAAGGTATGAGGGATAGCGCAGGACTACGATACCTGATCCGCCATTTCCGCCGCCACCGACAGAACCACTGCCATTTCCACCGCCACCGCCACCGCCCGTATTTGCAAACCCGGTAGAACCAAAAGTGCCTGAAGCCAATCCGCCAGTACCGCCACCGGCAGTGCCAAGCCCATTGGAAATTGTTCCAAAACCTCCGCCACCTCCGCCGCCCGCATACTGAATTTGTGATCCCGTGATGGCCGAAGCCAAACCTGCGCCACCATTCCCCGCAATACTTCCGGCCCCACTTACTCCGGCAGAACCTGCGCCGCCACCACCACCTCCGGCGTAATTGGCGTTTGTGTCCGAGCCGCCGCCTGAATTGCCCTGCCCTGGTGTTCCAGAACCTCCAGTGCCTCCAAATCTACTGCCAGAGCCTGATCCGCCGCTATTGCCGTTTTGTTGCGCGCCTGCATTATTGGCACCGCCACCACCACCCAAGGTTGTAATGTTTCCAAAAACGGAATTGCTACCCTGAACTCCTGCGGCAGAGCCGGTAGAACCCGCGCCCCCGGCTCCAACAGTAACTGTAATGGATGAACCTATCGTTACCGAATAACCCACCGCTTGCAGCAAGCCACCGGCACCTCCACCACCGCCATAAAATCCCCCACCCCCACCTCCGGCGACAACCAAATACTCCACCGTCTGCACGGGATAGTTAATCCCGTTCAGCGATGTGCTGATAATCCCGCCTACGTTACGCAGAGACATATTTGTCTCCTGGTTTTACGAAATTACTTCGTAGGATACGCTGTAGGTGATGCCGCTGCCAGTGCCCGAGGTCACGATGATCGACTGGTTTTCCATCAAGTAGATCGCAGTGGTCTTGTCCACCACAACCAACGATGCATCAGCAGGCACCGAGATGGTCGATGCAACCGGGAACGCAGTACCACCAGAAGGGGCAGAGCCTTGCGCCACCCCGCCGTTGCTGTAAATCGACACTGTGGTGTCCACAGCGTTTGTGCCGTTTACATTGGCCGCGACGATTTGGTTGATCTTGAACACCTGATTGCTGCTCGCCGCGTTGGGTAGCAAGACAACAGCCGAAGTGCCCGAGGGCGTCAAAAATGTGGTGGTGCCAAGAATTGAACTGGCGTTGGCGATGTTCGGATTTGCCATGATTTATTCCTCAAAGGCCGAAGACGATGGAGAAGGCGATTGCGTTGCCTTTGGTCGCAACGGTGCCACTGGTGGGGAGAGTAATGGAGGTGTTGCCCGTCAGGGTGAACGTCGTGGAGAAGTTGCCCGAGAAGGTCAGCGTGTTGGCTGCGTTGTTGGCCACACCCGTGCCACCTGCCCCAGGGGGTAACGTCCCTGCCGTGAGCGCCGAGGAAGACGTGGAATACAGCGCGTTGTTTGCTGCCGTGAACGTCGTCAGGCCCGTGCCACCGTTGGTCGTCGCAAGTGTCCCCGCCAGGGTAACTGCACCGGAAGTGGCGGTTGAAGGCGTAAACCCCGTTGTGCCTGCGCTGAAAGTGGCCACGCCGTCTACCGCGCTTGAGGCCACCTTCACAAAGTCCGAGCCGTTCCAAGCAATCAGTGCGCTCTCGCCTGACACCATCGTCACGCCCGTAGTCGGGCCTGCGCCCACCACCTTGACGCTTTGGCTGGTTGAGGTGGCGTTGATGACCAGATAAACCTTGCTCGCCGCAGGAACCGTGATCGTCAGCAGACCTGCCGGGTTGCCCGTGCAGTTGATGATCTGGTACTGAGACGAGCCCGTTGAGCCCGAGCCTGCTTGGGTCAGGGATGACGCGGTGGTTTTGCTCAGGGTGACTGCCGTCTGGCTTCCACTGATGGTCTGAGCACCGGCTACCGCAGCGTCGAGATACTGCGTGATGTAGTCGTTTACCGTGTCGCCCCAGGTGCCCGACAGTTCACCTGTGACCGGCAGGGCAAGGCCCAGAAGGGAGGTATATGAGGTGGGCATCTAAGGCTCCTATGTCGTCGGAATAACCGTCCAGCCGGACGATTGCACGTTGTTGATATTCTGCCAATTGGCGGTCTGAATGTCATCCACAGGTTCCCAGAACCGCCGTCCGATAATCGAGTCCGTGGCGGTTGCAGTTTCTTGGATGGCAGCAAAGAATCTTGCCTGGGCAGAAGTCACATCTGCCCCCGTTGCGGTTTCAGTAACCGCGCTTTGGATGCTGTGGTTTGTACTGACCTGATCCGCGCCGGTAGCAGTCTCAGCCACCGACCCTTGGATGTTTTGATTGGCGCTAATGCTGTCTGCGCCAGAAGCCGTCTCGGCCACATCGCTGTAGAAGGCAAACGCTGCCGATACTTCGTCTGCCCCGGATGCGGTTTCGCTGATCGTCGCATTGGGGTTGAACAACGCAAGAATCTGATCCAGCCCGGACGCTGTTTCTGAAACCTCTCGGTTGTACTCGGCCTGAGCCGCTATGCTGTCTGCGCCAGAAGCGGTTTCCGAAATTGCCCGGGCGTACTCAGCGGCGGCAGAAACCTGATCTGCCCCAGATGCTGTCTCAGCGACCGACGCACCATGCGCCTGCGTAGCGGATATTTGATCTGTACCCTCAGCCCCATCCAAAACGACAGGGCTAAATGCTGCAAGCGCAGCAACGGCGTCCGCACCTGTCGCTGTCTCAGCGACATCGCGGTCATATACCGATTCACCCCAACCGGCCTGACCCCAAGTGCCTGAACCCCATCCGCCCTCTGGCACAACTCATCCTTACGCCGAGAGGCTGAAGGTGTACGTCACATTCAGAATGTCGCCAGAAACCACCGAACGGTCGCCAGGGGCTTGGAAGTCAGCCGCCGAGAACAGCGTGCCGGTCGATCCGCCCTTGGTGTTGTTAGAGGTCAAGAACGCGCCCCCCACCGTCGTCGTGCCGTTGATGGTAAACACGGCCTTGCTTGCAGTGTTGGTCACCACAGAAGGATTGGCGTTCGTTGCAGCGGCAAGCGTGGCGGTCGGGCGGTTGGCTTCGCTGTAGTCAGTCACTTCCGTCCAGCCAATGTGCGAAGACATGGTGTCACCAGCAGCGGGGCTGTTGGTAGAACCCGAACCGTACAGGCCCAGATACCAAGTGGTGATCTGAGCAGTCGAGGTCAGAGCCGTACCTGCCATGTACTGAAGACCGACGTTGACCACGAGGTTGGGCGTCTCTGCAACCCACTTGAGGTTGCCATCCTTGTCGTAGCACTCAACGGTGTACTTGCCCGTTGCCTTCGCGCCCTCGGACGATCCGGTGTTAGCGATCAATCCGCCGCCAACGATGTCAGTGGCCTTGGCCTTTTCGATGCTCATCTGATGCTCCTTAAATGATGCGGATTAACGCGCTATCCGGGGTGTTGGGCCCAAGTTGGACCTGGAAACTTTGACTCAATGTGGTCTGGTCAATACCAAAATTCAAAACCCCAATCGACTTGTTCGACTTGGAGGCGTTGTAGATCAAGGCACCGCGGGGCGAAAAGGTGGTAGCTATCCAGGTCGGGTTGTCAAACGAAGCATATGCCACCCCATTGCTGAGGTTGACTGTCACGTTCACCAGAATTTCGCCCCCGGCGGTGTATCCCGCGCTCGACACTTCCCCCGCCGAGGTATAGACCGTGGTAGCAGGGCCCAACACGGCAGAGGACGTGTACAGCGCCATCTTGAGGGTGTCCGTCTCAAGATCATGCTGGCCCAGCAGAAGCTGTTCCTTAAAGCTGTTGGTCAAGCCCGCAGTAATCATGTCACTGCACCTTCAGCTTGACTTGGCCATCGCGGTAGGCATCTCCGCGCTGCTTGGCATCGCCCAGGTTCTTCAGGAGCGCCACAGCTTCCAAATACTTTTGGTTGTACAAGGCCATCATGTCGGCTTCGCCCTTCATGTAGGTGTAAGCCTCGATGAGCGACCCGTACAGCAACGCAGAATCAAAGTTGTCGCCCAGCCAAGTCTGGCCATTGGCTGCCTCCGTGATTGACTCAGGGTAGTAGTAATAGTGAAGCTCGACCGTGTACGCGGCATTGGGGGTGGGGCCCACAATAAACGTCAGTTCATCCTCATTGTCAGACCTGGGGCCGAAGATGGCGTAGTACTTGGGCAGCGCCGTGTACGTGGGAGTCGGATAGACCTGCCGAATAAAGTTCACGTCCTTGTTTTGCAAGTACGTATAAGCACCCGTCCCGTCAACCACCGCCAAAGAGTAGGTTGACAAAAAATCGCTAGGGCACTGCAGGTACTTGTTGTTGGCTGTCAGGTTGCCCGTGACGTTCTTGCGCAAATTTGCAAGCTGGACCGTGTTGTAGATGCGCTGCTCAGCTTGGCGGATGAAGACAGGAATCTCCGCCGCGAACGAGGCGTCCTGGTTCTCGGTGTAAGCAATGATCGCCGCAGTGAGTTGAGCGTAGTTCATGTGATGCTCGTCTGAACCGATCCAAGAATTGCATCCGCCCACAGCGGTTTTGCGTAAGGCATCGGCATCATGCCAATGCTGGCAAACGAAGTGTCCACGGTGAACCCCACGAATACCGTCACGCCCATTGTCGCTTCAGGACGAGGCTGATACAAGGCCTGCGGCTCGGTAATCGTGCGCTTAGGCTCCAACTGCGGATGCTTGGGCTCGTAGCACTCGTCGCAGACCTTGAAGCCCCTCCAGTCCTTGATCAGTGAGTTGAGCTTGAACCGCTGGCCACACTGGTCGCACAGCGCAATCGCGAACTTGCCTGATGCAAACCCAGCGCCCATGACTACCTCGTTGTGTAGGTCGGGACGGCGAAGTAGCTGGACCGCTCACGGTCTTCCGTAGCAGCCCGGAAGAACTCTTCTTCGTAGAACGACTTGAGGATCTGGATGCGATCCGGGGCCTTTTTGATGGCCAGATAGTAGGCAAGGCCCGCGATCAGGCACGGCAAAAACCGGAACGAAATGTCGGCGGTGTTCGTGTACGCCCCAGTGTCCTGGATGCGACGAATCACGTAGTACCGAAATTCGTAGGTGGTCGTGGCGTCCGGCGCCGGGTACAGGAACAACTTAGCCGGAGCCGTGCGCTGCACAAAGTACTGCGCAGGGCGCGACCGCGTGTTCTTGTTGGGAACGTGCAGGTATTCGGCGTAGCCAATCCGGTCGATGGTGATGTCCTGCTGGTTCGAGGTACCCGCGTTGGTGCGGATGACCGCGGACAGGGCATCCACCGTGTCGTCCGGCAGCGTGTACTCGTACTGG